TGTACCAGAAGATGTGTAAGTTCCAATTCCAACTTCCCAGTTAGAACCAGATTGATCAGCTATCGTGTAATAAGTGCTATTACCGTTACCAATGACTGCAAAGTCTTGGAATCCAGTTACCGCCGCGCCTAAGGTTATAGTTGTAGCCGACCCCGGCGCAGATACAGTAACTTGTACACGATCAGCAACTACAAAAGCCATTATGCAGACAAGCTGAACTGATACGTTACTTGGAGTGTGTCGCCGTTTACTACCGAACGATCACCGCCGGTAAAATCAGAAGCAGAAAACAACGTACCCGTTGTGCCGCTCTTGGTGTTATCGCTTGTCAAGAACGCACCACCAATCGTAGTTGTACCGTTGATGCTAAACGATGCTTTGCTTGCCGTGTTCGTAACCACTGACGGATTAGCCGTTGTCGCCGCCGCAAATGTTGCAGCAGGACGGGTTGAATTGCTGTACGTTGTGTTCTCAGTCCATCCGGCGTGAGAAGACATGGTATCGGAAGCTGCCGGCGTATTAGATGCTCCAGCTCCGTAAAGACCGATATACCAAGATGTGATTCTTGCGGTAGCGCCGTCAAGTGCGGTGCCAGCCATGTATTGCAAGCCAACGTTGACCACGAGGTTTTTAGATTCAGCCGTCCACTTAAGGTTGCCGTCTTTGTCGTAGCACTCAAAGAAATACTTGCCCATCGCACGGGCTGCTTCTTCAGAACCTGGGCGAGCAATTAATCCGCTAGCCACAACGTCGTTTGTCTTTGCTTGTTCCATCATGAAATCCTTAAAATTGAATCAGTGGCGCCCATGGGCGGGAAAGTTATGGTCAAATCTTGACCGGTTTTAGTTACCGTAGAACCGAAGTTTAAAACACAAACCGCCCGATTACCATTCGTTGAGTTGTAAATCAGAGCGCCAGCACATGTCAACGTTACATTGCTGAATGTTAAGTCGTCGAACGACCAATATCCTGTAAAACCTGATGAAAGGGGCGTGATGTTTGTGAGTGCAAGGCCGCCTGCCGAATAATTGGTTCCACTGGCTTCACCTTGCGCGGTGTAGGTTTGGGTATCTGCACCGATGTTGGCGGTCGCGACATACAAAGCCAGCTTGAAAACATTACCTGTGGACCTTGTAAAATTGTGCAACCCCTGGGCAACCTCTGCCTTGAAGCTTGTACACATGGTTTGCACTATAGCCATTACACAACCTTGTCTTGTACCTGGCCTGTACGGTAATGATCCTGTCGCTCCATGCCGTCCCCAAGCCGTTTTGCCAGAGTCAACGTCTCTTTGTACTTGTTGCCGATATTGGCAACAATATCCGGGTCCGATTTGTTCATCTGCGCAGCTTCTACCAACGACCCATATAATAATACCGTATCAAAATTAGTGCTTAGCCAAGTTGTATTGGCATCGACATTATTGAACGTAATTGATGTTGGGTAGTAAAAATAATGAAGCTCTATGCCATATCCTAAATCAGGAGTTGGGCCTAGCATGAATGCAAGCTTATCGGGCGAGTTCGGATAATCAGGGCCAAATAATGCATAGCAATAAGGTCTCCCTGTATTGCCTGCACCTGTTGGTATAGGGAACGACTCGCGGATAAAGTTCACATCCTTAATCAACAAGTAGTGGTAAGCACCGTTTGGCTCTATAACCGCCATCGAATATGGTGCTAAGAAATCGTCAGGCGCTTGAAGGTAGCGGTTGTTTTGGCTGCATGACCCAGTGACGTTTCTGCGCAAACTAGGAAATTGGACCGCATTGTAAATACGCTCCTCGGCTTGCGTAACAAACGTCGTAAGACTGGTTATGGAGAACGTCGTCTCCATGTAGTCTTGTATCTGGGTTTTTAGCTCGCCCCAGTTCACGCCATCGGCCCTCGGCTCATCGTGCCTTTGGTAGCAGCACCCGTACCACGCATCTTGATGCCAGATGTTTTAACCGGCTTGTCTAGCTTGTTGGTATAAGCGCCAACACTCATGGCCACCGTATCAACACTACTGTGATCTGGACCGGAACCAGGGTTCGATGAAGCCTTGGTCTTCTTCCCATCCATCGTATGTGGCTCAGCATAAACCGACGCAGGGCCGATTTCCTTGCCGCCTCGTTTCATTGAATAAGCCATCACTTTGATCCTTGGTTCCGTGCGCGAGCTAAATTACGCCCCATCTTGCGCATCGATTCACTCGTAGGCCCACCCTTGCGTAGCTTCTTAACGTCAGGGTCAGGGTGACCGTTTTTCTTAGCCATGTGCTTTTTTAAAGCTTCCATCGTTTTCATATCAAACTCCTACAGTCACTGAATTAACTAACCCGCGGGGGACAAGATGATTAGGCGTTAGGCTGGCGTCAAATGACCTTGATCCACCAACCGGATTAAACCCCCATTCTATTACCCTGCTTCCATCTAACGGAACACCCGTATAAAGCGGGTTTGTCCCTACCGTGTAATTTGTCTGCAACCCGTTGTAACCTGATTGATAGTACGAGTTTGAATCTGTTCTTGGATTCCTTACCGCCTGCGGATCGTTAACCGGATACATGCCTAACTGTAATTGCGGCTGATCTGGTTCCCAACACTCTGGACATACCAGTATATTGACATTTTTTGTCTTAATTGTCAGCGGTTTAAGCTGTTTTAACTTATAGCGGAAATTACACCTATCGCATTGCGCGATTGCAAACTTTCCACTGGCAAACTGATTTGGCATTAGAAATTCACACCCAAGAATGATTGCCTTGGCACAAACCTTATGGGCGCCTTCTCACGATCCTCAGAAGACGCAAGATCCCAAGCTTCATCGTATTGCGCTTTAAGCATCGCCATCCGCTCTAAGCCACCATCTACTTTCATTGATAACTTGTACGCAAGTCCAGCGATCATGGCCTCTTGAAATCTGTATGGGATATCTTCAACGTTTACACCATTACCGGCGTCCTGCATCCTTCTCAGGCGCCAATACACCAGCGTGTAGTACGGGTTGCTAATAGTTCCCTGATCAGGGGCTGGCCATACCGTGACATTTGGAAACTGCGTATTACTTACCGCATCACCTGATGTGTGCGACGCAGCCGTCGTGTTGTTCTGGCCGCGCAGTACATTGTTCAACGTTGCATAAGCCGAAGCACCCGTTGCCACATTCTCGGCTTGGGTTGCAGTTCCGTAGTAATAAATCGTTTCCGATCCAATGTTTGCATATCCTGCATATGGTATCCCCTCGACGCTAGACATTGGTACCGTCGTAGCTGAGGATGAAATATTAGCCGCAAGCGTTGCATTAAATACATACGTTTGACCGCCCTGCCTGTCAATGTAGATTTGGATAGGCCGCCCAGTAGCCAACTTGTTCGGGATAGTTGAGTATGTGCTAACTGAAATTCTGCTGATATTGATGTCTGTTTGGTTTTGCCCAACGCCATTCCTGACAATCGTCTCTACTAGATCCACTGTATTAATAGGGAGCGGATATGTAATTTGGTTTGCATAGAGCGGTATGGCGCCCTGCTCCATGGTCCAAAGGTTTATCCCGCGGTTTGCCCATTCTGTAATCAGAAGATTTAGGCTTCTCCTAGCAGTACGAAGGTCATACCCAGACCGCATCTCTTTCCCACAACGTTCATACGCCTCCTCGCACATCTCATTGAGGTTGGGGTCGAACGTTGTTGTGCCGGTGGTATAAGCCATTATGCTTTCCTTGCGGCTCTCATGTTATCAACTAAATTAGGGTAAGGTCTACCCGCAGCCTTTGCCATAGCTTTTGCACTAGACTTTTTCGCCGGGCTCAACGGCTTAGGTTTGCCAAGGCTTTTAGGTCTAGGCTTGTTCCACACCTCACCGCCTTCAGCAAATTGCTGAAAATCCGTATTGTCCCGCCGTTTCTTCATTTTAGGCTTAGGCATTTTACTTGGGCTGATTGCCCCCATTCCCCGGCTTGCCATCATTGAAGGCTCCTACTAAGGCTGCTATTCCAAAATTACCAGCGTCTTGCAATGGTCTTAAGTAATTTGGTGCTTTAAATGGATCGTACGGACCAAACTGCGGCGCCGGTACATTTGGCTGTGCATAGTCAATATAACGCTTTGTCTGATCATAACCCGGAAACAAAAATAATGGAAAGGGTGGTGGCGTCGTAGTTGGGCCAGGTTTAGTGGTAACAGGCTTTGTTGTAACGGGCTTGGTTGTGGTCGGCGCCTCTGTTGTTGTAACTGGCATCGATGTCGTTTCGGTGAAACTTAACGTTGGTGGCCACGGTATCGTTGGTGGTGGCGTCGTGACCGCAAACGTATCCGTCACCGTTACCGTTGGCGTCGGTGTTGTTATAACCAGTGTCGGAGTAAACGTTACCGTTACCGATTCTGTCGGCGTCTCTGTTACCGAAACCGTTACCGATGGGTTTATTGATGTCGTTACTGAAACTGTTGGCTCTACTGTTGTGCTTACCGACTGTGTAACAGTAATCGATGGGTTTATGGTTGTGCTTATTGATTGGCTAACAGCCGTTGATTGGCTTACCGTAACAGACGGACTGACCGTCGTGCTTATTGATTGGCTCGCTGATTCGCTAATGGATTGCGATATTGATTGGCTGAGAGCCTGTGATATCGACTGGCTTACCGAATTAGCCACCGAAATACTTGCTGATTGACTTAGTGCATCGCTAATTGAGATTGAATTAGAAAGCGATACACGCTGGTTTTCGTCTAGCGCTTTTAATCTTTCCGATATTGATACGCTCTTCGATATTGAAATCGATGTTGAGCGGTCCATAGCGATCGATTCGCTTATTGAATTAGATATCGACGCACTAGTGTTTTCTTTAATATCCCTAGCTGCTTCTTCAGATACCGAAGCGGATATTGAATTAGATATCGATTGGGACTTTGATTGGCTAATACTTGCGATTGTAGAAACAGAAGCAGATCGACTGGCTGAGATCGACTGACTTGTACTTACAACCTTTGAAATACTTGCGCTTATGGAATTTGAAATGCTTTGGCTTATAGAGGCAGACACAGAAGCTGATAGCGACTGTGAAAGCGATGTTGATTGGCTAATGCTTGCGGATATAGACTGACTTGTGGATATAGACTGACTTGTAGAGGCAGATATTGATGCAATCGTAGATATAGACTGGCTAATGCTTGCCGATATCGATTGGCTTGTGCTTGCCGATATTGATTGGCTTTTTGATGCTGATATAGAAGCAATCGTGGATATCGATTGACTTGTACTCGCCGATATTGATTGGCTTGTGCTTATTGATTTAGATGTGCTTAAGCTTAATGATTGCGATTCACTAATTGATTTTGATACAGATGTCGCCTTCAGAACATCTTCTGCTATTTTTTGACTTATGCTTATAGATTCAGAAACAGCTTTCTGTGACAGCGATAAGCTTTGGCTTGTTGATGTTGATAGGCTTTTAGAGCTTGATGCGGACAGGCTCAAAGAATTGGACAGGGACTGACTGAGACTTTGTGAAGTTGATGCGCTCGTGGAAGCTGATATGGATTTAGAGATAGACGTACTTGTAGACTCAGAAGCTGATTTTGATATTGAAGCTGCTTTTAGTACATTTTCGCTCATCGCAACGCTTAAACTTTGCGATTCACTTTTCGACAATGATTGGCTTATTGATTGAGACAGGGAAACGGAAACAGAGTTTGACGTCGATATAGAGGTTTTTTCCTCTGCGCTTTTCCACTGGCCACGGTCCAAACCGTTATTAACAAGCCACGCTATGTCTTTTTCTGGAACGCCCCAGCTTTCTAGTGTTTCGCCAGTCCACCCCTGCTTGATCATGTAATCAAGCCGCTGGCTCGAATCCATACCAAGCCAGCTTTTTGGCAATAAGACGACAGTACCGTTTGGAGAAGTCCACTCTAAAGGCTTGGCTTCTTCGGCGCTAACAGATAGCGCAATAGACTCACTCGCCGACAAGCTAATAGATGAGGCTGTACTTAACGACGTGCTTATTGATTGTGATGCGGAAATTGATTGACTGATAGACCTTGAAACAGAAGCCGCAAGCAGCGCATTCTCAGATATCTGCTTGCTGATGCTTATAGATTCAGAAGAAGATTTGCTCGTTGATTCAGATATTGAAGCTGCTAACGATGCACTCAAAGATTGTGAAGCTGATGCGCTTGCAGATACCTTGGAGGCGTTGCTAATAGACTGGCTAGTAGAAACGCTAACACTTTTACTTGTCGATTCAGATATTGAAGCTGATAACGATGCGCTTACTGACTGAGATTTTGATGCGCTGACTGATGTGCTCGTGGACGTGCTTGCGGCTTGACTGGTAGAAACGCTGATGCTCTTACTTATTTCACCGTATTCATTGGTTTTTTTGATCTCTGTCGTTAACTTTGTTTCGTCAAGCGACCCTGTGTTGAGACCTGTTAACGCTGTCGCCAGCTCTTCCTGGGTTGGCTTCCGTCCTAGCGTGTTTTGATAAAGCGTATTAACTAGATCAAAGTTCTTACCTTCGGCGGTTTGATTGAGGATAACCTCTAATTCGTTTTGGTTCTTACCTACAATCCCTTGGATATTTGACGCTATATCATCGTACGTTGCTGTGCGTCCGGTTTGGTTCTGGTAAGCACCGTCAATCGTTGTTAACAACGAATCCATCTGCCCGGTCGTTAACTGCACCGGCTTGGTGTCAAACCCCTCAATGTTTAGCACCGAACCCTTGGTAAGGTTCTGATTGGATACATCAAGAACGTAAGTCTGGTTGTTAGGCCCACTAATAACCGCCGTGTTGCCAATAATCGAAGTAACCGTACCTTTTACGTCCGCCGGTATTAGCTTGGGATCAATACCTACCTGGTAACCAAGGTCGTCAAGGTTTTTGATTAACTGCCCTTGGCCCTGCGGTGAGAGAAGGTCTGCAACAGAGGTTTGAATGTTTGCTTTTGATCCAACGGCGCCGGCAATTACAAATGACGTAAGCGCATCATTAAGATCAATCTTTTGGCCCATACCAATTTGGTTGGCCACATACGATGTCGCCTCTTCAAGTCCGTCCACAGCTCCGTGGTATGGAGTGGCTATTAGCTGGCGTAAAGCAGTCTTACCTCCGGGGATAAGCCCCATGACCCCGCCAACGATGGTTTCTGCCAACGCGGCTGGCATGGCACCTTGGCCAGCAAGCTGTGCTGCAAGTTTTGGGTCTAGTCCGTCTTGTATAAGTTGAGCGATATTCTCTTCTGCAATACCGCCATAATTCAAAGCTAAATCTGACATGGCCGAGCCAAGCGCGATACCCGGCGCCGTGCCAATAGCCTTTAACGCTTTGCCCATAAGAGCAAACGAGATCATGTCCTCGGACAGCTCTTTGCTTGCAGTCCATGCAAGACTTGCAAAACTTTTCGGACTCTCCGTTGCCCACTGCCACGCGGCGCCAAGTTTGTTCCACGCCCCGTCAGCAGCAGAAATCTTGCCCATCTGCCTGTTTGCTTCTTCCGCCAAATCCGGCATGAGCAAGTCAGAACTCTTGGATCCTATCTCGGCAATACCACGCAAAGCAACCGCAACGTCGTTTGCCGCATCTCCTGTCACAACAGAGGTTATCCCCGCGCCTGCGCGAGGGAATAGCGACAAGAAATTAGCGTTTAGCGAGTTAATGAAGTTCTGTGCCGGAGATCCAACAGAAGCGCCAGCCTTGATGCCTTCATAAACAGTCTTGGCTATGTCATCAATAACAGCATTTCTTGGCAAAGGAACGCCGGGTTTACCTTTGTTAAGCGCCTCAATGACCTCACCAGGTAGTGGGTTCTCCCCATCCTTGATCTTCCCGGCTTGGTACAAGGCACCTTGTGTGTACTGATACGATCTATAACGGCTTAGAAGATCGTCTTTGACACCTACAGAACCCAATACTTTCTCAAACTCTTCAAACGACAACATCCGTGAGGTTGTCTGCTTTTGAGAGTCAATGCCTAACGAGTTTTTACCAATCGCAGCCTTCTGGTCATTCCAACCGTTAACGACCTGCCGCGCCATGGCGTCCGTCATGCCATCGTTCTGCTTGAGCAAACTGATAGCCTGAGCTTCTGTCATCGTGCTGCCTGGCGCAAAGAACTTCTCTGCCGTTCCAGTAAGCTGCTTGCTTAAACGATCTACATACTGCTGTTGCTGCTCTATGCGGTACTTATCAATTGACTGAGGCGTAGCACCAAGGAATGTATCGGTAATGTCCTTGCCGGTCCCATCCCTGGCAGCCTTAACGTAGTACGAACCATCATCAGGGTTTTGTGCCCATGAGATCTGCGTACCCTTACGGTCAATAACCTGCCACTGCCTGAGCCCTGCTACAGCAGCCTGCGTGGCTTCCGATGACGTAAGTTCGTCACCTGCTTTTACCGCCCTGTAGTAAGTAAGCTGATCATTGGCCACGTCGCCACGAATACCCGCGGCCTCCATGGCATCACGAAGCTGGGCTTCTGTGGCGTTACCCTGAACAAAATCTCTGGCTACATTAGGGTATGCATTCCTTGCAAGAACCTGCTTATCTACGTTTCCAATAACTTTGTCAGCATCTTCGGCTGAGTAACCTAAGTCTTGCAGTCTTTGTACTATCGACTCTCTTGATACATCACTGCCAACCGCCGCATAATCTTCGATCGCTTGGTTAGCCTTTTGTGACCGATCAATGTACTGCTGGTTAGCAGTTTCAATCTTTTGAATCTGAGCGGCAGAATAACCGGCCTGTCCTAGCTCATACCTAACATCGTCGGGGCTCATCACCCCGTTATTCATATCTCTTAATAAAGAGCTAACGAATTGAGACTGTCCTGCGTTAAGGCCAGCCTGTATACCATTCCATTCATCGGCCGTGTAGGTTCTGCCGGGCGAAGCGCCCGTGAGCATAATCCTATTGCCATCGTCGTCAGCAACATACTGATTGCCATTGACATCTATCGACACAGCGCCGATAGCGTTCGTTCCTAGCTTTTGTAAGGATTCACTAGCCTTTTGTAGATTTTCTGGCAGGTTTTTGAGCTGATTAACCGTGGCAGTTAGGCCGCCCATGGCGTTCATCGCGCCAACAAAATCACCTCTATCAAGCGCCTGTATGACTCGTAATGCCTGGCCTGCTGTACGCGCTTCACTGCTATTTGCTAGGACACCGCCTAACTGTACTGCTGTCGCCCAATCCCCGCTGTCAATAGCCTGGCCAAGCCTTACCGCGGTCAAAGCATCGTTTATCTTGAAGCCACCGCCAATCTCTATATTGCCTACATTTTTTGCTATCTCTGT